GGATGCTGGATGGCAGAACTCACAGACAAATTTGTGAAATGTTTGGGCGTCTCCAGCGGGATTCGTTCTGGGTAAAAAACATCATGAGTCCGGCAAAACTCCGGGAAAAATGGGATGAACTGGTTATCCGCCTGGGGCGTTCGCCTGCGCAGCGTTGCGTGAATCACATTTCTGAACCGGACACTGAAATACCGCCGGGATTCAGGGGGTGACGTGTCATGAAAAACATTGCGGCAGTTGGGGTTCTTGAACGTATTCGCAGACTTGCACCACAGGGGTCGGTTCCACCGTACCGGACGGTGGAGGAGTGGCGGGAATGGCAACTTGCTGAAGGACGAAAACGCAGCGAGGAGATTAACCGCCAGAATCGCCAGTTGCGGGTGGAAAAAATCCTGAATCGTTCGGGCATCCAGCCTCTGCACAGCAAATGCTCGTTTGCAAATTATCAGGTGCAGAACGACGGGCAAAAATACGCGCTGAGCCAGGCCAAATCCATAGCTGACGAACTGATGACCGGGTGCACGAATTTTGTGTTCAGCGGTAAAACCGGCACCGGGAAAAATCACCTTGCAGCGGCGATGGGCAACCGGCTGATGGTGAAGGGGCGCAGCGTGATTATCGTCACCGTGTCTGACGTCATGAGCGTGTTGCATGACAGCTACGACAACGGCAAATCCGGGGAAAAATTTTTACAGGAGCTTTGCGGGGTTGATTTGCTGGTCCTGGATGAAATAGGCGTTCAGCGGGAGACGAAAAACGAGCAGGTGGTATTGCACCAGATAATTGATCGCCGGACAGCATCACTGTGCAGTGTCGGGATGTTAACAAACCTGAATCATGCCGCAATGAGTACGCTTCTTGGTGAGAGGATTATGGACCGCATGACCATGAACGGTGGTCGATGGGTGACGTTTAACTGGGATAGCTGGCGTCCAAATGTCAGCAATATGAGGGTTGTGAAGTAATTTTGTCCGGAGGAAATTTTAATGGAAACCGTATCTGACGCACTGAAAGCACTGAAAAAAGCCTCTTCACATGTGGTGGCAGCTCGCCTTGGAATCAGTCGTGAAGAGGCTGTCAACGAGCTGTGGGAACTCAAAAGAAAAGGCGTCGTTGATAAAACTGGTCACACCTGGTTTCTGGCTGGCGAAGGTGAATCCCGGGTAACCGAAGAGCGGCCAGTAAAATCTGAAGCACAGGATATGCTGACCGGGGAGGTCGAACAAAAAGTTACCGCAGACATGATGATTGAGTTTATCGGTCAGGATGGGGCTAAAACGTGTGAGGAACTGGCGGGTAAGTTCGGTGTCAGTACTCGCAAGGTTGCTTCCACGCTGGCGGTGGTAACCGCAACGGGGCGGCTGGCACGCGTTAATCAGAACGGTAAATTTCGTTACTGCATGCCGGGCGATAATTTACCAGCAGAGCCGAAAGCCGCGCTGGTAACGGAAAGTGATGGTAAGGCCTTTCCTCAGCCAGCAGGTGCTGCGTTACCAGTCCGGGAAGCCGCAACACAGGAAGAAATTAAAACAGAAACTGTGGCGGACATTGTGCAGCCGTTGCCATCGTTTACCGAAACGCAAGCAGATGAGCTGATTTTTCCGTCCCTTCGCAGGGCAAACCTGGCGCTGCGCAGGGCGAAAAGTGATGTTCAGAAGTGGGAGCGAGTCTGCGCCGCGCTGCGGGAGCTGAACAAGCACCGGGATATTGTTCGACAGATTACTGATTCTTCCCGCCGTGTTGTATCGGAAAAGTGATTGCCGGAGGCGCTTATGGCAAAAGTATTTACACAAGAAGAGCGGGAAAAAATTAAAGGGCAGGTTGTTGAACTTGTACGTCTGAGCGGTCGCGAGACGTTGCGGCAACTGGAAGCCAAGACAGGTGCGACAAGATATCTGATGAGTGTTCTCGCCAGAGAGCTGGTTGCCAGTGGCGATGTATACAACTCTGGTTACGGGTTATTCCCGTCTGAACAGGCGCGTAAGGACTGGCAAAATGCTCGCAAAAAACTCTCAAGGGCAAAGGTGAAGAAACCTGCAGTGGTTGATCCGGACCTTATCTGGTCGTTACCAGACGGCGAAATACGCCGCTACGACAGGCGCCTGAATATAATCTGTCGCGAGTGCCGGAAGAGCGAAGCTATGCAGCGTGTACTGGCATTTTATCAAGGAAATGTTAGGTATTTTAGACGTTACTAGATTAAAGAGCATTAGTTCAGATGTGAATTGACATTTTCATGGCGCAGGGTAGAGCCAGCGTGGTTGTCCGCTTTGCGTCAAAACCAGATATTACCAGATTTAGACATATATTCCCGATAGCCCTGCTCTGATGCTACACTCTGTGCTATTTTCATGACCCCAATAAAAATATTTATGACTATTGCTGATTTCAAACGGCCTAAATTGGAGCTCCCAAACGGGGCAAACAAACTACTACTGCACTCTTGCTGTGCTCCATGTTCCGGTGAAGTGATGGAGGCGCTTCAGGCCTCGGGAATCGACTACACCATCTTTTTCTACAACCCGAACATTCATCCTCAGAAAGAGTATTTAATTCGTAAGGATGAAAATATTCGCTTTGCTGAACAACACGGCGTGCCGTTTATCGATGCTGATTACGACACCGACAACTGGTTTGAACGTGCCAAAGGAATGGAATGGGAGCCTGAGAGGGGGATCCGTTGTACCATGTGTTTTGACATGCGTTTTGAGCGGACAGCGTTGTACGCTGCTGAAAATGGTTTCAGTGTGATCAGCAGTTCACTGGGCATTTCACGCTGGAAAAATATGCAGCAGGTTAACGAGTGTGGGCGGCGAGCTGTTGCGCATTATCCGGGTATGGTGTACTGGGATTATAACTGGCGCAAGCAGGGCGGCTCGTCCCGTATGATTGAAATCAGCAAGCGCGAAAAATTCTATCAGCAGGAATATTGTGGCTGTGTGTATTCTCTGCGCGATACCAATCTACACCGCAAATCTCAGGGACGCCCTCTTATCAAAATTGGCCAACTCCACTACGGAAAAGAAGAGAAGGAGTGATTTTATGGATCACCTTTCTGATTGATTTCATATTGGCGAGGTGACGTGAGTTAAGTAGAATGGCTGCGGGTGCTTGAGGCTATCTGTCTCAGGCATGAACACTGAAAGGCAGATAGAGAAAAGCCCCAGTTAACATTTCGCGTCCTGCAAGACGCTTAACATTAATCTGAGGCCCAATCTATGTCTCACAAATGTAGGTTAGCCTCTTACGTGCCGAAAGGCAAGGGGAAGCAGGCTATGAAGCAGCAAAAGGCGATGTTAATCGCCCTGATCGTCATCTGTTTAACCGTCATAGTGACGGCACTGGTAACGAGGAAAGACCTCTGCGAGGTACGACTCCGAACCGGCCAGACGGAGGTCGCTGTCTTCACAGCTTACGAACCTGAGGAGTAAGAGACCCGGCGGGGGAGAAATCCCTCGCCACCTCTGATGTGTCAGGCATCCTCAACGCACCCGCACTTAACCCGGTTCGGCGGGTTTTGTTTTTTTCTGGCATTCTGGTTTACAATTCGCACGTCAGCCTGAACACCTGACACCTGCTGCGCCAGCAGAGAAAACAGATGGCGCACAAAACCAAATTTCACAATTCTGATACCGACCTTGCCATCCGGCATGGGCGGCGTTCACACGCATTTAAAACCGACTGGTACCAACACCCACCATGTACTGAAGAACAGGCCGAATGGCTAATTCATAACTACCGCAGACGCGGATACGAGATTAAGAAAGCCCTCAGCCTCGATTATCGTCACTGGATAATCTCCGTCAGGCTTCCTTACTCTGAACGCCCACCGCGTCCGTCCCGCACATTCCAGCAACGCATCTGGAGGTAACGTGCGGGTATTACTTCGACCTGTTCTGGTACCGGAACTCGGGCTGGTGATCGTTAAGCCGGGCCGTGAATCCATGCCGGTATTCCACAATACCCGGGTACTGGTGGAGCCGGAACCGAAAAGCATGCGTAATCTGCCGTCCGGGGTCGTTCCTGCCGTTCGCCAGCCGCTGGCGGAGGATAAATCATTACTGCCATTTTTCAGCGACGAACGAGTGATTCGTGCTGCTGGTGGCGCTGGCGCATTGTCTGACTGGTTACTGCGCCATGTTAAATCCTGCCAGTGGCCACACGGCGATTATCACCACAGTGAAACCGTCATTCACCGTTATGGTACCGGCGCAATGGTGTTGTGCTGGCACTGCGACAACCAGCTGCGCGACCAGACCTCCGAATCACTCGGGCAACTTGCTCACCAAAACCTGTTTGCATGGATGATTGACGTCATACGCCATGCAATGAATGGCTCGCAGGAACGGGAATTATCGCTGGCTGAATTATCCTGGTGGGCGGTCCGCAATCAGGTGGCGGACGCGCTACCGGAAGCGGTATTACGTCGTTCGCTGGGGTTGCGTGCGGAAAAAATCCGCTCAATGTACCGTGAAAGCGACATCGTACCGGGAGAGCAGACCGCCACCAGCATACTGAAGCAGCGCACAAAAAATCTTGCGCCGCTGCCTCACGCCCACCAGCAAAACCCGCCACAGGAAAAGACGGTGGTCAGCATTGCCGTTGATCCGGAGTCACCGGCTCAGTATCTCCAGCGCCAGAAATCACAACGGGAAGAGATGCCTGTATACACGCGTTGGGTAAAAACGCAGAAATGCATGACGTGTGGCAATCAGGCAGATGATCCGCATCACATCATTGGTCATGGACTGGGAGGGATGGGAACAAAGGCTGATGATTTGTTTGTTATTCCGCTGTGCCGTAAATGCCATAGCGAACTACACGCCGGGGTAAAAGATTTTGAAGAAAAACACGGCAGCCAGCTGTTGTTGCTGATTCGTTTTTTAATGCACGCGAGAAATTCGGGTGTTCTGAAGTGGAAAGCATAAATGACTGAACGCATAGAATTTGTTTTGCCTTACCCGCCAACGGTGAACACTTACTGGCGTCGTCGTGGCAGCACATATTTTGTATCAAAAGCCGGGGAGCGTTATCGCCGGGCAGTGGCGCTTATTGTTCGCCAGCAGCGGCTGAAATTAAGCCTGTCCGGAAGGTTGGCAATAAAAATTATTGCAGAACCACCGGATAAGCGCCGCCGTGATCTGGACAATATTCTGAAAGCGCCGCTGGATGCGCTGACGCATGCGGGGTTGCTAATGGACGATGAGCAGTTTGATGAAATCAATATCGTTCGTGGTCAGCCAGTATCTGGTGGACGTCTGGGGGTGAAGATTTACCCCATAATGCATGAAGAGCAGGTCAAAAAATGAAACTGGAAGATTTACCGAAATACTACTCCCCAAAATCCCCCGGCCTGACTGATGCATCGGCCTCAACGTCGAAAGATGCGCTGAGTATCACTGATGTGATGGCCGCGCAGGGCATGACACAGAATCGGGCTGAGATGGGGTTTTCTGCGTTCCTGGGGAAAATGGGCATCAGTATGAATGACAGGGCGCGGGCAACAGAATTACTGGCAGATTATGCACTCAGTCGGTGCGATCGTGTGGCGGCGTTGAGAAAACTTCCGGCAGAAATAAAACCGGTAGTGATGCGCATTATGGCTTCGTACGCTTTTGAGGATTATGCCCGCAGCGCAGCGAGTAAAAGCAGTGCCCCTGTTGCCGAGGGGAAAAATTTATTGAAGGCGAAGTTTTTACAAACAAGGTTCAGTATCCGGATGGCAAGCCGCCAGTATGGGCAAAGTGTACGAAAGGTGTGTATCCGTCTTACTGGGAAGAATGGAAAAAAATTCGGGAGGTGGTGAAAGTTTCTTGTCCTGAATGTAAAGGGAAGGGGGAGATTTCCACTGCCTGTAAAGACTGCCGTGGGCGTGGTGTCGCCATTCATCGTGAAGAGTCGGTAAAACGTGGTATGCCTGTTATCAGAGACTACCAGCGTTGTGGTGGTCGTGGCTGTGAAAGACTACCATCAACGGAGGCATTTAATGCCATATGCAAAGTGACGAGTGCTATCACGCTTGATACGTGGAAAAAATCAGTGAAACGCTTTTACGATACGTTGGTGGTTCGGTTTGACATTGAAGAGGCATGGGCGGAGCGGCAGTTAAAGAGGGTAACGCGATAGTGTTGTTGATTTTTCCCGAATCTGTGGTAAATTTGCTCTAACGATGGGCGTTTTATGCCTGACGTTAGAAGATTTTTTACACCCCGCCGCCTGGCGGGTTTTTTATGACTGAAATCGCGTCAGTACAGTAAACGCGCTGGTGGCGGTGAATACCTGTCTTTCAGCTTGCTGGCTTTTTCGACAAGAGTTATTGGTGTGTCACGTTAACCGGAAAAGGGAAAAAGACATGCTGAAACAGCAGGATATGACAGAAACCGCCAGAGTGGTGTTTAATGAATTAAGCGTCACCGAACCGGCGACAGCCGGGGAGATTGCGCAGAATACTTACCTTTCACGCGAACGCTGCCAGTTAATACTGACCCAGCTGGTTATGGCGGGTCTGGCAGACTATCAGTTCGGTTGTTACAGACGCCTTCCGCAGTGAAGGCTTTTTTATTTGTGGTAAATGGGCGGCTGGTGGGTGTTAGGGGCACCCACCAGCCATCTGCTCATGCGTTGGGGTCACAAGCAAACCTCAGGCCCATCTGCTTTGCGCAAAAGCGGTATGAGCCTATCAGAGAAGTGCTTATTGATCTATGGCTAATACTGTAAAAATATCCAGTTGTGAGTTAATCAACGCCGACTGCCTGGAATTTATCCGGTCGTTACCCGAAAATTCTGTTGACCTGATAGTCACGGACCCGCCGTACTTTAAAGTGAAGCCTGAGGGCTGGGATAACCAGTGGAAGGGCGACGATGATTACCTGAAGTGGCTGGACCAGTGTCTGGCGCAGTTCTGGCGGGTGCTGAAACCTGCCGGAAGTCTTTACCTGTTCTGTGGTCATCGCCTGGCATCTGATATCGAAATCATGATGCGTGAACGCTTCAGTGTGCTGAACCATATTATCTGGGCGAAGCGTCCGGACGCTGGAACGGATGCAACAAGGAAAGCCTGCGGGCGTATTTCCCCGCCACAGAGCGCATTCTGTTCGCGGAACATTATCAGGGGCCGTATCGTCCGAAAGATGCCGGGTATGCGGCGAAGGGCAGTGCACTGAAACAGCATGTGATGGCCCCGCTGATTTCTTACTTTCGTGATGCGCGCGCGGCCCTGGGGATAACGGCAAAACAGATTGCAGATGCCACAGGAAAGAAAAACATGGTGTCGCACTGGTTCAGTGCCAGTCAGTGGCAGCTACCGAACGAAAGCGATTATCTGAAATTACAGTCGCTGTTTGCCCGGGTGGCAGAAGAGAAACATCAGCGCGGTGAACTGGAAAAGCCCCACCACCAGCTGGTGGATACGTATACGTCACTGAACCGGCAGTATGTGGAGCTGCAGAGTGAATATAAGCATCTGCGGCGGTATTTTGGTGTGACGGCGCAGGTGCCGTACACGGATGTGTGGACACATAAACCGGTGCAGTTCTATCCCGGGAAACATCCGTGCGAAAAACCGGCAGAAATGCTGCAGCAGATAATCAGCGCAAGCAGTCGTCCGGGTGACCTGGTTGCAGATTTTTTTATGGGCTCAGGTTCAACGGTAAAAGCGGCACTGGCGCTCGGGCGTCGTGCGATTGGCGTTGAGCTGGAGACCGGACGTTTTGAGCAGACAGTCAGGGAAGTTCAGGGTTTAATCGTTTGAAACGGATGAGATTGCAGAATTAATTACGCACCATTATTATTCTGCTCCCGGCCCTTTAGCTCAGTGGTGAGAGCGAGCGACTCATAATCGCCAGGTCGCTGGTTCAAATCCAGCAAGGGCCACCATCACAAACCGCCATTAGCTTATCAGGAAGAGCAGACGACACGATAACAGGGTTGTTGGTGCGGGGGCGGGTCCCCGATGGCGGTCCATTATCGGTATTCAGCGT